ATGCTCTTGTAGCGGCTCTTAACGGTGGCTCTTTTAGTAGTAAACAGTTTATTGCTAAACGGTCTGTGTTGCCGCTGTTTGAACTCAAAGACCTGTCCGATTTGCAGGTTACGGTAATTCCGAGAAATGTAGAAGTGAGCATTTTATCCCGTGATAAAAATCTGTATGAACACACGATTGACGTTGCCATACAGAAGAAGGTTGATAAGCCGATTGAAGTTGAGTTTGACAGTTTAGTTGCGTTTGTCTTTGAACTCGCGCACGCAATTGGCGGGTATGACCTCAGAAGTTTCGGCGCGTTGTATTCAGGTATAGATATTAAGCCGCTTTATTCCCTTGATGATTTGGCCCAGGACGGCGTTTTTACCAGCGTTTTATCAGTCAAGTATAAGATGGCAGGGTAGGAATATAATGATTGATATTACAAACACAAAACTGATTGATGTAAAAAAACTTTTCTTTGACAAAGCAAAGGTTGTCAGGGCCGTTAGCAAGGCTGCAAGGAAAACGCTTAATCATATCGGCGGTTTGATAAGACTAACAGCCAGAAGGTCGATTAGGCAGGCATCAAACCACAACTCCGTTAGTAGGCCGGGCAAACCTCCGCTGAGTCATACGGGGCTATTAAAGAGATTTATTATGTATGCGTATGACCCATCGAAGGAATCAGTTGTTGTCGGCCCGGTGTTATTGAGTGGTCGCAAGGGCAAAGATGCTCCCCATACGCTTGAGTTTGGCGGTTCTGCAAAAGTGAATAGCCGCAGGTTCGGCGAGAGGCGAAATGTATTTATTAAGGCGCGGCCGTATATGTATCCGGCTCTCGAAAAAAATCAGCAGACTATCTGCAAGATATTTAAAAACAGCATAAATTAAAAAGTAAATAAAACGGGTTTGATTCGATACCGGCCAGTTGAGAATCGACGCAAGAACAATCAAAGCGGCAAGTAAGTGCTTACTCACTCTACTTGTCGCTTTTTTTGTTGCCCAAAAACAGACATTTTTAAGGAGCTAAAAAATGGCAGTAGAATTTATTTTAGGAATGAATGCGAAATTATACTATCACGCAACAGCAGGTACAGCGCTGACTGCAATGACGGCAATAGTCACAAACGTCAAAGATTTAACGCTTTCGCTCGAAGCTGGTGAGGCCGACATCACAACAAGGGCTAACAGTGGTTGGAAGGCCAGTGCTGCCACTTTGCGCGAGGCTTCGATGGAGTTTGAGATGCTTTGGCTGCCGGAAGATGCCGGTTTCGCTGCTCTCAAAACGGCGTTTCTTACCAGCGTGACGCTTGCGATGTGTCCTCTGACCGGTGTAAAAACCACAGGCTCAAAGTCTGAAGGTCTGTCGGGTGATTGGGCAATCACCGGATTCAGCAGAGCCGAGTCATTGACAGAAGGTATCACTGTCAAGGTTACGGCAAAGCTGTCGAAGTTTGCCGCTTGGGAAGTTTGCACATAATAAATAAATTTGGAAGGAGTGATTTGTAATGAAGGCATTTACTGATAATGCTGGAAAGACGTGGTCGGTGTCAATGACAATCGACAGCGTCAAGCGAGTAAGGGATTTGCTTAGTGTTAATCTTGTCGAGCCGGAGGCGGGTGATCCACCTCTGCTCACAAGGCTTGGCACTGATGAGATTCTTTTATGCGATGTCGTTTATTGTTTGATTAAACCGCAGGCTGACCAGCTTGGAGTAACAGATGCAGACTTTGGCCGCTCTCTCGGAGGCGATGCCATACTTGCGGCACAAACGGCATTGTATGAGGAACTTGCCGATTTTTTCCAGAAGCGCGGGAGGTCGGACAGGGCGAAGGCTGTAACCGCGCAGAAGGAAATGATAGAACTTGCGATAGAGCGGGTGACGATGAAGCTGGCAGAAATGAACCCAAAAGCGGAACTCGACAAAATACTTGGCAGTTGATTTACCAGTTGGCAGGCGCGATAGGTGTTGACCCTGCTAATCTGACGCTCAGAGAACTTCTTTGGATGTCAGAAGGCAGAGGCAAAGATGTATGGGCGAGGGCTTCTAATTTAATGGCCTTGATTGCCAATTGCAATCGTGACCCGAAGAAAAGTAAGGTGTTTAAGCCATCCGACTTCAACCCTTACTATATTGGTAAATCCAAAGAAGATGCGATTGTAATAACAACTGAAAACGTCGGCATAATGCGAGCGGCGTTTACCGGAGAAAAATAATATGGCAAATTCAGGTGCGATAAAAGCTGGTGCGGCTTACGTTGAAATTTTCTTAGACAAGAATCCGCTTGTTCGTGGATTAAGGTCTTGCGAGCGGTCGCTTACATCGTGGGGACATTCCGTTTCAGCACTTGGCCGAAAGGCTATGATGGCTGGCGCATCAATCGTTGGCGCGCTGGCAGGTGCTTCTATTAAGGCAGCGGCGATGGGACACGACCTTGAAGAAATGTCGAAAAAGACAGGGGTTAGTGTAGAGGCTCTCAGCGGGCTTAGTTACGTTGCAAATCAATCTGGCAGTAGTCTTGAAGGTCTTGGCAAAGGCTTTCGCTTTATGCAGAAAAATCTTTTTGCGGCAGCAGGAGGCACGAAGGCGGCGGTAAATGCACTTGGTCAACTCGGCCTCACGGTCGAAGGTTTACAAAAACTCTCACCGGATGAACAGTTTAAGGAAATTGCCGGACGTATCGGTGCGCTGGCAGACCCAACCGCAAGAGCAGCGCTGGCTATGAAGATTTTCGGTCGCTGTGGCACAGAGTTATTGCCGATGTTTGCTCGCGGCAAGGATGGCATAAATGCTATGATTGCCGAAGCTGAAAGGCTTGGCCTGATTATGAGCAGCGAGGATGCTAAGGCTGCGGCAGAATTCTATGAAGAAACCAAAAAATTAACAGATGTTCTCAAAATGGGACTGTTCAGGATTGGCGTTGCCATCATTCCAATACTCAAAGACCTTGCCGAAAAATTTATGCAGGTCATCAAGACGTGTTCTGATTGGGTCAAGGTTAATCGTGGTGTAGTTTCAATGGTCTTATATCTTGGTGCTGGCCTTGCGGTGGCAGGGGCGGCGTTGATGTTGTTTGGTGGAGCTCTAACATTCACAGGTAAAATGCTCTCCATTATTCTCGGTGCTTTCAGTATTCTCAAAACAGCGTTGGTGTTCATACTTTCTCCGCTCGGACTTATTGTTACGGCACTTACAGCGGGTGTTGGTGCGTTTTTGTATTTCAGCGGGTATGGTGGCCAGTTGCTTTCCTGGCTTGGCGAGCGGTTTACGGAATTGAAACAGGATGCAACAAAGGCTTTTAATGGAATCAGTCAGGCACTTGCCAGGGGTGATATTGCTCTTGCGGCCCAAATACTATGGCTCACTTTGAAGATGGAATTTCTTAAAGGCAAGCAGGCTCTTTTGGAGATATGGCTTTCGTTTAGGAACAAGTTTCTGGAATACTGGAATGGTATCGGATATTCGATGGTCTTGATTTGGGACACAGCCGTTTATGGCATCAAGATTGCCTGGGCTGAAACAGTTGCCTTTTTAAAATCGACTTGGCTAAGTTTCAAAGGGGTTTATGGCAATGTTGTTGATTGGTGTACCAAAAAAATGATGGGGCTTTATATCTGGTGGCAGAAATTGATTAACCCGAATTTTGATGATGTTGCTGCCAATAAAATTGTCGAAGATTCATTAGGTCAGGACAAAACTAACAGGGACACACAGGCAGAAAAAGATTTGCAGGTAATTGACCAACAGCGGGCATCTTCACGCACATCAGCAAAGGCGGGCTATGATGCCGATGTTAATAATATCGCAAATGCTTATGCCAATGACATAGACTCGAACAATAAGGATGCCGAAGATAGGCTCAAAAAAAATGCTGCCGAATTGGAAAAGGCAAAAGGCCAGTGGCAGACATCTCTCGACAAGGCCGCAGAACCGGATTCGGCAGGCACACCCAAAAGACCAAAATTGCCTTCGGTTGGTGATACAGTTGCGGCAACAGGTGGGGCTTCGGCACTCGGCACATTCAGCGCATCAGGTCTTTCAATGCTTGGTGCAGGCGGAGTGATGCAGAAGATTGCGGCCTCATCGCAGGCGACCGCTGACAACACGGAAGAAATAGCAGATAACACCAGTGATGGCGGCCAGGAGTTTGCACCGTGAGTATAACAGTCGAAGAAAAATATCTCGGTCGTCAGCTTGTAGTTGAACCGGAGGCGGGAAGTGCAACGGTTGAATACCTCATACAAGGGACGGATGATGATGCTGCGGCAAGTGCGGCTCTTTTGGAAACCGCTCCTG